GGTTTCAAAAGAACCTAATGTACAGGAAATATTATGAATGGAAAACAATCACGAAAGCTCAGATTAAAATCTAAAGAATTAGTTATGGAATGGGTTAGGAGTTTGCTTAATGAAGAAGAAGCTGAGAAAATTAGTTTAGAAAACTATCACTTGCTTGTACCTAAGGAAAAGTATGTTTTTGCAAATAGAAAGTTAGTTGTTTCTGCATATACTGAAAGGTGGTTTTATCAAAATTTAAAAAAATTAATTAAAGAAAAAAGTTTAAAGACTATTAATCTAAAGGATTTTTTATGAGTGGCTATAGAAAACCTCGTAAAATAAGACCTGTTGAAAAAGATATTCCTAAGGGATACGATTCTAAATGGGAGTATATGTTACACCAATCTTTATTAAAGGATTGGTCACACCATGCAGAAAAAGTTCCTTACACAGTAGAGCATCATTATGAACCAGACTTTATAAAAGTTATAGACAATGTAGAATATTTGTTAGAAGCTAAAGGTAGGTTCTGGGATTACAACGAATACAATAAATATGTATGGATTAGAAAAAATTTAAAAGACAATCAAGAATTAATTTTTTTATTTCATACACCTTACTCGCCAATGCCACAGGCTAAAGTAAGAAAGAATGGAACTAAAAGAACACACGCTGAGTGGGCAGAAAAAAATAAATTTAAATGGTACTCAGAAACTAATTTACCCAAGGAGTTTAAAAATGACTAAACCTAAAACTATAAGAGACTTACTTAATAATGATGTAGTAAATAGTCCTAGACATTATAACCAAGGAGGTATAGAATGTATAGATTCCATACAAGCTATGTTAAACAAAGAAGAATTTATTGGCTACTTACGAGGTAACTCTCACAAGTATCGTTGGAGATTTAGATATAAGAATGGTATAGAAGATTTAAGAAAAGCTGAGTGGTACGAAAACAAATTGTTAGAAATAATAGAAGGAGATAATAATGGTTGAAGATAAAGTAGGAACTAAACCATACCTCGGTATACAAATTGATTATGATAAAGAAAAGAAACTAGATAAATTTAGTTTAGATACATTAAAAGATAGATACTTCTGGGAGGAAGAGACACATGCTCAAGAAACTTTCGCTAGGGCTGCAGTATTTGCAGCAACTTACAAACAAACTACTGACTTCGAACTTGCTCAAAGGCTTTATGATTACTGTTCCGACTGTTGGTTCATGTTTAGCACTCCTATACTTAGTAACGGGGGAACTACTCGTGGGCTTCCTATCAGTTGTTTCCTTAATTATGTTCCTGATAGTAGGGATGGTTTATCTGCTCACTATGATGAGAACATATGGTTGGCAAGTTCAGGTGGAGGCATTGGTGGATTTTGGGGAGATATCAGGAGTAATGGTATATCTACTTCTAATGGCAGTCGTTCTACTGGAACGATTCCATTCATCCATGTTGTAGACTCACAGATGTTAGCCTTCAATCAAGGTGTAACAAGACGAGGAAGCTATGCAGCTTACATGGACATATCACACCCAGAGATTGAAGAGTTTATAAACATGAGAAAAGAATCTGGTGGAGATATAAACAGAAAGAATTTAAATTTACACAATGGTATAAACCTTACTAACGATTTCTTAAAGGCAGTAGAAGAAGATGCTGACTTTAGATTGATAGACCCTAAAACTAAAGAAGCTTGTAAGACAATCAATGCTCGTTCTTTATGGTGGCAAATACTAAATGCTCGTGCTGAAACAGGTGAACCCTATATGATTAATATAGATACTTGTAACGAAGCATTACCACAAGAACAAAAAGATTTAGGATTAAAAATTAGACAGAGTAATCTTTGTTCTGAAATAACTTTAGTAACTAACGAAGAACGCACAGCTGTATGTTGTTTATCTAGTGTTAACTTAGAACACTATGATGCTTGGTCTGAGAAACCTTTGTTCATAGCAGACTTAATAACTATGTTAGATAATGTTTTACAACACTTTATTGACAATGCTATTGATACAGAACAACTTGGAGAATATAATGCGAACTTTAAAAGATTCAAAAAATATATCAAAGAAGGCAAAGAAGGGTTTGCTAAAGCAGCTTACTCAGCCTATCGTGAAAGGTCTCTTGGTCTTGGAGCAATGGGCTTTCATGCTTACTTACAAAGTAAAGGTATTCCTTTTGAAGGACTTGGAGCAACAAGTTTTAACTATCAAGCGTTTAAAAAAATTAAGAAAGAGGCGAAGAAGGCTAGTGAGGCTCTTGCGGAAGACCGTGGTGAAGCTCCTGATATTTCCGGTAGTGGTCTTCGCAATACTCATGCACTTGCTATTGCTCCTAACGCTAGTAGTAGCATTATATGCTCTGGTACTTCCCCTTCTATAGAACCTTACCGAGCTAATGTTTATACTCATAAAACTTTATCAGGTTCTTATCAAGTTAAAAACAAATACTTAGAAAAGCTTTTAAAATCTAAAGGACTTAAAGGTGCAGAGCTTGATAATGTGTGGAAAGAAATGGCTGCTAACGAAGGCTCTGTTCAGAAACTAGATATGCTAGACGATGTTGAGAAAGAATTATTTAAAACAGCAAATGAGTTAAATCAAATTTGGATAATTGAACATGCACATATGAGACAAGAGTTTGTTTGTCAAGCTCAGTCAGTTAACTTGTTCTTTACTTTACCAAGTGCAACTGAAGAACAAAAAGTACATGATGATTACATGCAGTATGTTAGTGATGTTCATTGGTATGGTATGCACAAACTTAAATCTTTATATTATTTCAGAACTAATGCTGCAAGAAATGTAGAGAATGTAAGTACTAAAATACCTAGAATTAATTTAGAAGATGTGGAGTGTATAGCTTGTGAAGGATAATATAGAAATACAACCTCATGTTTTACCTGCATTAATTATGTTAGAAGCAAAATTACCTGATAGTATGGTAGATAATTTAAATGAATATTTAGATAAACTCTTAAAGAAAAAGAAAAGAAAATCTTTAGCAGGTACTTTAGTAGGACAAATTCATCAGGGTCAACAATTACTTATAGATCACAACCATGAATTATTAAAAGATTATTATGGACTTCTAACTCAAATGGGTGTACAATACTTAGACTTGTTTAAACAGGCTACAGGCATAGCTCATGTAGGTAGAACGATAGATATAGATGAGCTGTGGTCAGTCCATAGTTTTGAGGGAGACTACAATCCCATACACGATCATGGTACTAAAACTTTAATGGGTATTAGTACAACTACATGGACAAAAGTACCTGAACAAATAGGTAAATTAGGAGAAGGTGGTACAGAGAATTATAATTTATATAATGACTCTGGTGCTTGTGACGGATTTCTAGCATTTAACTATGGTAGAAATTGTATAATGGATGCTGAAAGACTTAGACCACCTCAGTCAATATCCATGCAACCAATAGTAGGTAGACAACTTATGTTTCCGTCATGGTTACAACATATGGTTTATCCTTTCTTTGGTGAAGGAGAACGAAGAACAGTAGCAGCAAATTTAAATTGTTTCAAACAGGAGGAAATATGAAATGTTGGCATTGTAGTACAGAGTTGATTTGGAGTGGAGACCACGATATAGAGGAAGAAAATGAAGAATACAGTATAGTTACTAACTTAACATGTCCTAACTGTAGAAGTTTTGTAGAAATTTATTTACCAAAAGGAGAAAATTATTATGACTAAATATGAAGGAGCTTTATTATTTAAAGCATTAGAAACAAAATATATTGCCGAGAAAGCAGAGGCTAAAGCTAATCTTGAAATTTATTTTCAGAACAAAGTAGGAGTTGCAGAACATCCTAATGTAGTAGAATCAATGGATGCTATATTAGAACAGTATGTAACAGCAGATGAAAAATTAAAATCATTAAAAGAGGAATTTTAAATGAGCTTATTAACAACTAGAGACCACTACAAACCATTTGATTATCCATGGATGTATGACTATTACAAACTACAGAATCAAATGCATTGGATGCCAGAGTCAGTACCTTTACACACAGATGTTAAAGACTGGCAAGATGTATCTGAAAAAGAAAAGTATTTACTAACACAA